TGCTGCAACATAAGGAGGTTGTAAATTACCAACATTATTTTCTACAGTGTATAACCAACCTTTTGTTGCATCTATGTATTGTAAAACAACAGAAGCACGATTAGTTGTTATCTCTGAATCGTTTGCCGATCCTTGTATGTTTGAACTATTTCTACCTATTGTTAGTTTGTTTGTTCCAAAAGTACCTGCATAATCTTTTAAAGCTACAAAGTCTCCTGCACTTGGACTTGCTGGTAAAGTAGCAGTGATTGTACCTGATGTTGTATTAACAAAAAAACCTTTTCCTGCAACCGCTGTAAAATCACCTGTTTTAATAGCACCTGTTTGCCAATCAATATCTGAGGCAACTAAAGTATTTATATTGGTAAAAGATAATGTGCCTGAAGCATTTGTTGTAATAAGAGTATTTGCTGCACCATCAGCATTAGGAACAATAAAGTCTTGATCTGCTGCAACAGTAGAAGGACTTTGTAAAGATACTTCGTTAGAATTATCTGAATCTTTTAGTGTAAGTTTTCCTTGATCACGAATTCGTACATTTGCCATATCATTAGTTTTGGTATTTGTATCTGATTATAACGACACCTGATCCGCCTGCACCACTAGGATTTTTAACACCACCAGCAGTTTGACCGCCACCACCGCCACCACCGCCTGTGTTAGCTGTTCCAGCAGGACCAGAAGTGCCAGGACCTTCACCACCACCGTTTGCACCACCGCCATAACCGCCTGTGCCTCCGCCACCAGCAGAACCGCCACCACCAGCACCTCCTCCTGAAAAATATCTTAAAGGACCACTTGGTCCAGGAGTTCCTGCAGCAGGATTAATAGATGTTCCTCCTCCATTACCACCAGGTCCTCCGTTTCTACTTGGACTATCACTTCCTGTACTTGTAGCACCACCACCGCCAGCGCCTGAAAGACTTAAAGGGTCTGTTTCTGGTGAACCATTATTTCCTTGAGATGGACTTACAGGAGGTGTATTACCCGTGCCACCTGAACTGGAAGGAGCACCAGCGCCACCGCCAGATCCACCATTTCCACCAGCGCCAGAAGCATTTGATCCGCCTTCTCCGCCACCTGCGGATGTAACAGAAGAAAAAATTGAATTTGATCCAACGGCACCTCTACTTCCAGATGGAGCACCAGCGCCACCAGCGCCAACTGTTATAGGATAACCTTGTGCAGAAACAGAAAGACCACCAGTTGCTGGATTTGGAAAAGATTCTCTAAAACCTCCTGCACCTCCACCGCCACCTGAAGAGCCTCCTGAAGCACCGCCAGCTACTACTAAATAATCTACTGTAGTTGAACCTGCAGCGTTACCAACACTTGAAACAGTAAATGTTCCGCTTGAATTAAAAGTATGAATTTTAAAATCACCAGATGTTGTTTCTGTTCCACCACTTGCTGAAATATATAAAGCTTGTGTACCACCTTGATCTGCAACACTTGTGACTACCCAACCTTGAGTTGCATCTACATAAATTATTTGTAAAGCTTCTCTGTCTCTAGAAAAAATTGCATCGTCAGTAGATGCTTGTATTTTTTCTGAACCATTTGCAGATACAGTACAATTATTTGAATCCCATGTACCTGCGTAATCTAATAAACCTATTTGTGCTCCTGCACTTCCTGCTGGAAGATTAACTGTAATAGCTCCTCCAGTAGTATTAACAAAATATCCTTTGCCTGCTACAGCAGTAAAAGTAGAAGTTTTTATATCACCTGTCTGCCAATCAACAGCGCCAAAACCATCAGCTGTTCCATTGTTTTGTAATGTTACGCCAGACGGGACCGTAAAGGTATCACCTGAATCCCCTAGGGTGAAAGAGGTTCCCGACGCTGGAGAAATTTTATTAACTTTAATTTCTGATGCCATTATATTATTACCAAGTTACCTGTTATTGTTTGTGTTCCTGTAATTGTTACAGGTCCTGCTAAAACTCCTGAGTCTATTGTTTGATCATCACTTAAAGTAGAATTATGTGTTGTTACATATGCCGTTGCATCCATGCTAGGAGAAGGTGCACGTTTTGCTGGATATGTACAAAATACATCTTTCGTACCTGCTGAAAAATTTACAGCACTATCACTGTTTGTACTTTCAAGAATCGTTGTTCTAGATAATGTATCAGGTGTTGCATCAGTTACTGTGCCAATACCAATTTCATACTCTGTGCCAGATTGAGCTACAATAGCATAATACGTTGTATTGGTCGTACCAATCCCCGCAACAAAAGTTTGAAATCCACCACTTGCTCCCGCAAGGTTTATGGTTCCAGTTCCTGTTGTTGTCGTGGTTTCCTTAACACGATCATTGATAATCAATGCCATGTTAAATCCTTACGATAATCTCAGTATAGCTGTACTTGTGCCTGGTGCTGGAAATTGAACAGTAAATGTACCGTTGGTTGCTGTAAAGTCAGAACCAAAAGCTAAAATACAAACTGCATCCGTTGTTCCCGAACCGCCATCAGTAGTTGTGTTGTAAATCATTGCTCCATTAGCTGTAAAACTTGCAGATGTCCACTGAGGGTCATTTGAAAAATCTACATATGCTGTTGATGCTGATGTACCACCTGTAACCGATTGACCAGTTAAAGCAAGACCTCCTGCTGAATAAGCAGAGCCAGACGTATTTGTAATTTCATTACTTGTTGAATAATCTTCTGTAGATGCTCCTAAACTTGCACTTGATGTAAACAATGCAATTTTAAAAGTACTACCACCACTTGCAAAATCATGAAATCCTTTTAACAGATCTCTTTTAAATGTGTTGCAAACTGCTTGTGCTATTGCCATTTTTTTCTCCTATGGGTTTTGAGACTGTAAAGGAACTCGAATAACACCATCTTGATACTCATCCCTTCTTCGTCTACCTTGTTGTTCAATTTGCAAGCGTTCTAAAGCTTGTTGATAACTTTTATCATATTGTGCAAGCAAGTCATAGGGTCCTTTGAGGTATTTAAATGCCTCTACTAAACAGCCATACAACAAAACTTGTGGCGCATTTGTACTAACCCAACTTGTTGTGTTAGTTGCGGAAAGCCCTGTTTCATTACGATTCAAAGCTAATTCTATATTATAAGCGACATCGGGAGTCGGCGCAACATATAATGTGTTCTGATCCCACATAGCATAGTATTTTGGTTTAGCGTTAGATGTTCTATTAGGCCAATATTCAGTCATGTAACTAATATCTTTTTGTAATAAGTAACTTCTAACATTAGCCTCAGTTCCTGTAGTTGCATATATAGATGCAGTGCGAACAAACGACATGGTGCTAGGTGTATCTCCTGGTAATACAATAAACTCATTTCCTACACTTAACGTAGTAAATTGATAAGATCTAAAACAATCTAAATCTATTTCTCTGAATATACGAAGTTCGGCTTGTAAAATAAAGTCATTTACTACTGTTGTTGTAAGAACATCAGATGATGTTTCTGTGTAACTTCTTATTTGATCTACTAAATCTGAGTAAGTTGTCATGATATTACCACCGTTGCTGTGCCTAATTGTGTGTTCATTATAGTATCTTGATTAGCTTGCGAACTTCCATTTAATGGTTGCATTGTTCTTACTTGCACTGTTTCTAAAGATCCTGGTGCAGGTATAGGATTAAACTGCTGTATTGTTTGTAAAACAGTTTGAAAACTATTAGCTCCAATTGCAGGAGAAACACCATTAGAACCTCCCTGACTCATAGTGGTTGAGGTTGGATCATCGTTAATATAAATTCCACCAAGTGGAATAGTAACACTAACCACTTGTGGTTTAGCATGAGATAAAGATTGTGCATCTGTTGGATGATTAGTTGGATTTAATAAAGGAGATTTTGGTTCGTACTCTGATCTATGTACCCAGGCACCTGTCCATTCTTGTACCATTTCATTATATGGATAAGCTTGTCCATCTCTATCTGAAATACGTAAAGCAAATTTTCCTGAAGCATATCTTCCCATTAGTAAGATCCTCCAGCTAATCCTATTTTAGGAACAAAATGAGAGCTAACATTTTCTCTATTTGTATCAGCTGCTCTTTTAAATTCTTCTTCATAAAGAACTTTTAACATTTGAGTTCTATCCGGTGCATACTTTAAAGAAATATAGTAAGCTAAACCTGCAGTCAAACATGGTAAAAAAGAAAAAGGAATCTCAGCATTATTTGTATAATCTCCAGAATCTTGCATTCTTAACATAGCATAATAAACTACTGTATATGCAGCATCCGCTGCTGGATATAAATACAAAGTAGGATTTATGGTTTTTTCAAAATAATATTGAGTAGGTCTTCCACCAGAAGTTTTAACTGTATAATTTAAATAAGTAGATCTACCAATAGGAGAACAACTATATTCATTATTATCTGAGTCACGAATAACGAGATCAGTTATCTCAACAATTTGAGAAGCATCATTCGCACCAGCACCAAATAACGCTGTGCCTGTAAGCGCAGTAGTATTAGCTGCAAGTGCTGCAGTTTGTTTTTGTATTGTCCAAAGATTAAGTCCTCTATTAGACCATTCAGCTAATAAAAGATTTAATGAACGACGTGCGGTTTTAAGTTGGTAACCAGTACGATCTTGTAAACCGCATCGTTCAAAAGCTTCTTCAACTATTTCATCAATGGATAAATCAAAATTAGCAGTGCTAGAATAAGTTGGCATTATTTATTAATCTTGCCAGACTTCCTCGCCTTACTTCCAAATCTTCCATAAGAATCATCTCTGCTTGCTTTCAATTGTTTTTTAGTTCTTTTCTTTTTTATACGCATAGCAATAGATTCATCTTTACGATCTTTAAATCCTTGTTTTTTCTTGCCGGCTTTTTTCTTTACTCGTCCACCTTTTTTCATACCATCTAAAATTTTAGTTGGAGTACGTTTACTTTTTTCGCCAACGCCAAAGCCACGAGAAAACATTGTAGTTCCACCATCTTTCATATTTACAGGTTCACCCATTGCCATTCTTTTGTGTTGACTAATTTTACTAGCGCCACCTTTAGCCATTTTTTTTACTGGACCGCCAACTCTTTTTTTAATTGGACCTCCAGCTCTTTTTTTAATTGGACCTCCAGCTCTTTTCTTTACTGGACCGCCGCCTCTCATTCTTGCCGTTTTCTTTTTACCCATCATGATAGACCTCCTATGATCTTTTTATATTTTTTGGCACGAGATACCACAACGTCTTGATAGTACTCGTTGGGCCACAACTTATAATAACCCATTCTATGTAATTTATCAGAAGCTTCCTGTAATTGCGAGAACTTTTGTATTAACATCATAGAATATTTGTGCTCTGGATAAGTATCCTCTTCTTCTGGTTCTTCTCCTGGAGAAACCAGAAATTGCTGTTCTTCTACTGTAGCTGGATTAGAAGGATGAAAACTCATAAAATACATATCTTTTGAGTTGTACCACTCATTGTAAGCTTCAGTAGCATAATGAAGCTCATCAGGAGAATAGCTGTAATAAGGATCACAAAATATTAATATATCTTTTTTAGAAAAATCTAAATTTTTAAGACAATCATTTAATTCTTTTTTATAGGTGCTGTGTTTAGTCTTAACAGCTATCCAAACTTTATCATCATGCCAGGCTTTTTTTGCAAATGGACAAGCAGGAACTCCTCCTAAATGCACATTAGATACCTCTAAATAGTTCTTAGACCAAAGCCTAACGTCTTCTATTATCTGTTGCCTTGTCGGTTGTATTTTTTCCATGATAGCCTCTTTCTTTTATTCTTAGGTC